TCAACATACAGGACATTATTTGCAATTTCTATTGCTTCTTTTTCTCTTGCAACAAAGTTTTGATATTCATCTTTTTTAAGCAACTCTGCAAATGGATTTAACATTTCTATTGTGCTATTTGTTGTCATATATTTATAGATTAATTTAAAATAATATAAGGTATAAGTTTTATTTTACTTAATTTTTCATAAGATTGTAGGTGAGATTTATATTCATTACTATTTTTTCTAGCCATACATTCGTCTAGTAGTTTTTTTCTACGCAATATTTCTTTGTCTAATTCTTCTTGGGTGATTGATCTATATAATTTATACTTTGGGGTATATAAAATATTCTCAAATTTATCAGCTGTTAAATCTTTTATCATTTTATCGTGGACATAAATTCCTACCTCACTTTCTTGGTCACAATTTATTAAAAACTCAACCAATTCTTTTACTTTCATATTCATTCCAAATTAATTATTAATAATTCTTTTTAAACTAAAACCAAAAGCCATAATTCCAAAGCCAACCAACATATAGCAAGCCATAGTCGGGGTATCATAATAAGCATTCGGGCAACTCCAACCGTCAAGTGCTGAGTGCATTACTTTTAAAGCAAAAGCTATAATAGATATTTGTAAAATTTTCATATATTAAAAAATAATTGTTTCCCTAGAATTGTATTTAACAGATTTAATATTAGCTACAACATTTATAACAGAATCAGTAAAAGCACAATTTTCTACTTTTGTAAATGTCTGTTTTATTGCATCCAACAACTCGTCTGTTGCATTTTTTACTTTTGTATCATTTTTATAATCATAAACAATTTCTTTTGCTATTTTGTTTATTTTATTCATAGTAAAAAAGATTAATTAAATTTCTATAATTAATATACACATCTATTTTTTAATTGTCAACAACTATTTTAAAAAAAAATATATTATGTTTTTTTAATATAATATAACATATAAAAAAAATAAATAATATTAAAAAAACACTTGACATTTATTTTTTAGGTTATTTATTTTAATTATCTATATTGAATTAATTTAATAATTTGGATTAACAAATTACTAAACAATAAAGATAGCATTTATATTTGTTGCTTACAGAATAGTAATACAAATATCGGCAACACAGCCGTAACCTTGCACCTATATGGCTTATGCAGAAAATGTGTGTGGTATGCTTGACTTCGTGTTAAGATAGAAGGAATAATAGGTTTTTCCCTCCACTTAATTTAAAATTTATTATAATATATGGCAAAAAAAACAGAAAATAAACAAGATGTTATACAGCAAACAAAAGACAAAATGATTGCAGTGTTTGGCAAAAGAGAAGTTTATGATATCTATAAAATAGAATTAATTAAAACAATAAAACAAACACAAAGAAATAATTATTTTAGTGTTCGTTGCACCCAAGATAAAAATAAAATTAAAGATATAGATATTATTATAATTCAAGATTTATATAGTATTTTGAATATAGATAGCACAAGCCCTATCAAACAAAACTATATAGACAATATTACATATGCCAAAAAACAATATGAAAATAATTTAAAATAATATGTCAAAAGAAAGATTAATACAGATTATCATAAAAACAAGATTTGGCGAGCATAACGATGCAAAATTATATGAACCCGTGTCAACTGATGTTTTGTTTTTGTTGAAGCCGTTTTATAGTCAAGTTGCTATGTCAAATGATGGTTTTATATCTTATGGAATTGGTTATAGCGTTGGTCGCCGTGATATTTCTTCGCCAAGTGCTTTTTATAGCTATATAATAGAATGCAAAACACTAAACGAAGATGGAAGCCCGACTAAAATAAAAGAATGGAAAAAGGAAGATTGTAATGCAATTTTAGAAATTATTAGCAAAAATGTATGATAGAATACTTTACAAATACACCAATTATCTACAATAAAGACATAAATTTATTGAAAACATTTTGCCACAGTGAGTTATTGTATTTTTTGCAAATGCCAACAAAAAAAACAGTGGAGACATATATTCAACAAGATTGCAAAAAAGAATTTGATATAATAAAAAGCCAACATTATGATAAAATATATATGGACTTTATGCAAATAGACAACGGAGGCGGACTTGCAAACAAAATGAAAAAAAAATGCGAAGGCACGATATCTGGTGCAAGTGATTCCCAATTATGGTTTGCAAATATAAAAACTGGCAAGGTAAAAATCATAAACTGCGAATTTAAAAGAATTGGCACACCGTCGCAAATTGACACTTTTAAAGATAGTAAAAAACAAATACATCTTAATAAACAAAAAGATTTTCAATTAAAATGGCAACAGCAATATAATTGCAAAGGCATTATTACAAACAATAAACTTTATTTTAGAAAAATTGTTTTGGAAACAATAAATGATTTATTGTAATAATTTACAACAAAATTGATTTTATATAATGATAATACTATTACTTATTGAGTAATTATATATTATATAAAATGATAAAAGTTCAGTCAAAAATCGATTTTACAACAAATTTAACTGCTAACGAATTTAACGGAATTGTGGTTGAAACAGCAAATATTATAGATTTTACTCAAATATCACCAAGCGGTGCTTTTAATACTGGCGGTGATAATCAAATGGATAAAGTAATAAAATTTTATGCACAGACAAACAGATTTTTTGCAGCAACTGGCGGTGCAAATGCAATAACATTATCAACACCAGCCCCACGGAACTCACAAAAAGCATATTATGATTATATGGAAATAGCATTTATTGCCCCATTTTCAAATACTAATGCTTGCACGATTAACATTGACGGACTGGGTGTTAAATCATTGAAAAATTTAGCAAATGCTGATTTAGTAGCTGGCAACATAGTAGCTGGCGACTTAATAACTGCTTTTTATAACGGAATTTCATTTTTAACAAAAATAACCCCAAGACCTACATCTATTGTAAAATTCGCAGTAAATGATGCAAGTCAAGATGCAATAACTGCCGAGCCAAACTTTATAACTGCAACTGGCACAAAAGAAATAACGGTTGATGGTTCAGCTGTGCCAATTCAAGGAACTTATTATGAAGGCAGTGCTGTTATCATAAGCAATAGTCAATCTTTTGATACAAGTGCATTGAATTTAGCAACTGCACGAATTATTATAGTTGAAGAGGGCATAATCAATTTTAATGTGTTAGATTCTATTATAACAGAAAGCCATTTACCACCAACTGGCGGTGTTGACGGGAATTACTGGATACAAACTAATCCATTAAAAACATATAAAAGAATAGGTGGTGTTTGGACTCTCACAAGATTTGTCAAACTAGGCGAATATCCTACTTCTGCAAGCGGTGTTGTTGGGACGATTAGGTGTTATGGTTTCAACGGCATATACAACTCAGGTTGGTTCTCTGCACCGATAAATACAAATTTTTCATTAGAAACCAATTTAGGAACACTAAATGTAGTAAATAATTTACAAGTATCAAATTCTGCTACACCAACAGCTGTAGCACCAGTTATTGCTGATACTTATAGTAATTCTACTTTAAATGATGGTGCTGGAATAGAAAATCAAATGAATACGACTTATATAACTACTGGAAATGTTCAATCAACAAATATTATGAAGGCAACAGGAGCAGGTACAACTCTTGTGTCTACCCCTTGTTTCTATCGTTTAACTGTAACAAGAAATTATTAATTTATAAAAATATGATAATATACAACAAAATAACAAAAGAAATCTTAGACTCAGACAAATTAAGTTCAACAGAATTTGATATGCGATGGTTTATGGAAGACCCTGATTATCATTTTATAAAAGCAACACCACAACAAGAAGCTGATTATATCAAACAACAAAACACATTGCAACTTGCAAATAGCAAAACAACTGCTATAAATCAATTGCAAACATTAAAAACAACCACGATTGATAAATTACGAGCTGATAATTATGCAATAAGTATAAAAGTTCTTGCAAACAACAGCCCGCTCGATATTGAAATTATACAAGCCTTAGATGTAAAATTAGATACTATTGACATAGAATTAGCAAAGGCAATTGATAATATAAACAATGCTATAAATCAAACTACTATTGATAATGCAGTTGATACATTCAAAACATTTTTGTAATCAAAACAAACAAAGTTGCATAGCCGATATAGTTATGATTTTTTTCATTTTATGTTGGCTTGGCTTATAAAAAATCCATTTATCAAAAATGTAATCAAATAATTGTTTTTGTTTTTTTACTATCGGTTTTGTTGGCTTATTATAGATAACAGCCAAACTTTCTTTTTTTATCGGTGGTTCTGTTTTGATATAGTTATGTTGCAATTTATTCTCAATTGCATTGATTATATTTAATTCTTTTTGTAAATCTGTTGGCATATAATAGTCAATATGCTCATTTTCATTTCCCATTTTAATTTTACCGCCAACATATTTTTTTTTGACTAAACCTAGTTTTCGCTCAGTTTTTCTTAACTCTTGGTGTTTTTTGTTGTTAGCTTCTTTGGTGCATTCTAAACTGCAATATTTTCTTTTTGTATATTTTGATGTCTGCTTTACAGGATTGCAACAGCCTTCATTCAGGCAAACTATCTGTTCCATTTTTTATAAATAAAAATGATATGATAATCCGCCTGCTATATTAACAATAAATACTTGTCAACTATTTTATAATTTTATAAAACTACAAAATATTTTTTCAAAAAATTTATTGCAAAAGTTTGGCAACTTCATAACATAATATGTCAAAGTTGTTTCATTATCAATATAAACTGTTATCATTTTCTTTTTAAAGAAAAATATTTTAAGTGGCAACTTCATAATATCATATTTAATATTTTTATAAACATAATCTTTCTCGCATTCCAATCTTTTTTCTAAATAATATTCAATAAAATCATTTTTATTATAAAACTTATAAATTAAATACGCATTATGTATATTATCAACAAAAACATAGTAAACCATAAAAAAACAAATAAATTACTGCATAAACATATCGCAATTGCCAAAACGAGATAAACAAAACATAAACAGTCTATCTTTATATTCTTTTTTGACTGCCTCACTCACCTCAAAAGGCAATTCAAGTTTATCACTCTTTTTTTGATTTTCACTGATGGTTGCTATAACAAGATTATTTCTATCATTATAAAAATCTATTATATCATTTGTTTTTAATTTGCAAACACCTCGTCTTTTCATTTCCGCCCACGGAAACAAGTGGTCAATTTGAATATTTGCAGGGTCTGTTATCTCAACACCAGAATAAAACGATTTCCATTTTCCAGCAACAACTTGGCATTTATGATTAACAACAACATCCGTGCCTTCAACATATAATAACCAGTGCCTTGTATTTGTTATACATAGCTCACCTTTGGCATTTTTAATCCACTGATGATTATCCCAGTTTGGTCGTTTGCAATCATTAGCTATTTTCTCCCTAGCAAAAGCATTTGTTGTTAGTAATAGTAGTAATAAAAATATTTTCATATAAAAAAGTAATAAATTGTAAACTAAATGCTAATAAGTAGCATATCTATATTGTTATTGCGACATTCTTTTTGTATCTCAACTATAAAATCAAAAAACTCTGTAACATTTTTTAATGTGTTGGTTGATAATAATTCTTTTGATTTATTCAATATTTCTTCCAAATACAGGTGCATATTATTATAATATAAAATATATTCTCGTTTTTCTTTAATACCAAAAAGATAATCTACATTGTTATTCATAACAGAATCCATATGGTGAAATGTATGCTCTGCTATATTTCTATCTCCGTAATGATTGGTATAATTAACAACAGAATACATATTGTGAAATGTCAACTTTGGTATGTTTTTATCTCCGTAATCATTAGTGTAATATTCATTGTCAAGGTCTTCTTTACAGCAAAAAAATAGTTGTGAAAAAATTTTAATATCGTCTTTTGTTAATATATGGCTTAAATGTGTATAGTTATATATTATCATAGTTAAATTAATTAATTAGTTCTTTATGTTCATTTTCATCTATCAACAATTCGTTTTCATCACAATGTCTTAAATGCACATTTTTGTTATCAGCCCACTCTTGTAAGCATTGTGTTGTTTGGCTGTGATAAAAAATATCTTGGTTTTTTATCTCTTCAAGGCACATTCTGCAATAGTGTTTCATATATTAAAAGATTAATTTATATATCTATAACAACACACATTTTTTAATTGTCAAGTAGAAAAATGATAATATTATAACTTTTTTACGATGAATAGTTATAATATTATAATAATAGTTGTTGACAATTAAAATTAGCTTGTTATATTAAATTAATTAATCTAAATATAATTTTATGATAAACAAAATAATTATTAGCAATTACTTATTTAATAAAACTGCCAAAGCAATATCGTTAATGGATAAAGAGCAAAAACAGGCTTTTTGTTTAGAATATAAATTTACATCAATCGTTGGCGAATATTATAATGATAATGATACTAGTAATGAAATATCTATTTACTCTGATGCTATTACATTACGTTTTACAATCAAAAATAAGTTAGTAAATGTTGAATCTAATTTTGGCGGACATATAAGATGTTCTGCTGAAAAAATACAAGAAGATTTGCTTTATATTATAAATTTAATAGACGACATTGAAGTGCTATTTTTAGGATTAACATTAAAATAAGATATATTATGAAAAACAAATCTAATAAAAGAGTATTAGCAGAATATTTAGCAAAACATAATTTAATATCTGCAAAATATATTAAATTTTTTACTAGACAAAAGCACGATAAAAGCACGGGTGCATTTTCATCAATGATTGTTGAATGGGCAAGAACTAGCAACTTTTTGGCAGTGCAAGAATTGTTTAGAGAATTGCAAGATATTGAAAATAACAAAAATAATAAAAAATAATTAATTTAATTAACTTTTAACACAATGGCAATACATTTTAAAATTAAAGGCAGTGATAATACTAGGATTATATATGAATCGTCAAAAATGAGTCTTATAACAGATTTAATAACATATTGCTTTATTACATTTGGGTTTATTGGTTTCTATTTGAACCATAATTATTTTGGTGATTCGTTTATTTGTAGTTTTGTTTGTGGCTTTATTGCAATAAGTGGTTTTTTTCTTTTTGGCAAAACTAAATCAAAAACATTAACAAAACAAGAATTAAAAGACTATATTGATAAATTATAATTTTATAAAACTATGGCTAAATTTACATTTAAAGACACTGGCAAAGAAATAAAAGTTGGTGATGTTTTTTATTTTTATCATATTGAATATAAAAATAAGCCTTCCGTTGCAATTCCATTTGTTGCAAAAGATGTTGAATATATTGTTAAATCTTGCAAAGTGCAAGATATTGGTATTTTTTATAAAGATTGTGGCGGGTTTTTAAACAAAGATTATTATTTAATAACAGACGATATTAGCAACCCAACATTTACTGTAAACGATTGTCTTTATTCATCACAAGAAGCTTGTAATGATGCAATGGAAATTAGAAAATTGCAAGAAGTTATATCACAGGATATATTCGCAATCCACGATATTGATAAACTAAAAGAAATACACAACAAAATTTTTAACAACATTAATCTATAAAACTATGTTTATAACAATTGAAGGAATTGACGGCTCAGGCAAATCAACGCAAGTTAAAAGACTAAATGATTATTTTTTAGACTTAAATAAACCTATTTTAGTAACAAGCGAACCGTCTCAAAATAGCGAAACTGAAAAAAATCTTTATAATATTTTAAAAAATGGATCACCGACCCCCACAACAGATTTATTGCTTTGTATGGTTTTAAGAAGTTTTCATATTAACAATATAGTAAAGCCAGCACTTGCAGACAATAAAATTGTTATTTGCGACAGATATATTGATTCATCTATTGCATATTATGTTAGAGACATAAAAGATTATGAAAAACTATCTGATACAGTATTAGATTTACATAAATCAGTCACAGATAATTTGATGCCAAGCTTGACAATATTATTGGATTTGCCAGCAGAAAATACAATTAATAGAATGATTACTCGTGGAGAGCTAGATAAATTTGATAGTATGAAGGTTGAGAATATGGAAGCTATCAGACAAGTATTTTTGCATAACGCAAAAGATGGTGTAGGTAAAAACCGAACACATATTATAGATGCAACATTGCACGAAGATGAGGTTTTTGCAAACATTGTTAAAATAATTGAAAATAATCTATAAAATATATGATAGAATTAATATGTAAAAACCCAAATTGCACACTGGTTGATGGCAGGTTTGATGTAGGATGCAAAACACATATTAGAAAATATTGTTTAATGTCTTGTATGAAAAGCCATACAGCAGATAAAAAACTTGCCAAAAACCTTGCCAAAGAATTAGCAGAAAAAAACAAAGTTTATACAAAAAAAGTAAAATCAGTCAACAAAATAAAAGACTCTGTTTTATTTAAACATTTTTCAAATTTTATAATTGGTTATGAAGATAAGGGGGCTATATCAAGTCAATTAAAAACATGGATTCCGCATATAAATAAAAAACCTGAATATGTAGATATGTGCAATAAAAAAATAGCTGAGTGTGGCGGTAAAATACCTATGTTGGTTTTTGCATCATTTGTTTCGTCAAATTGTAGCGAAGCTAAACTTAGTGGGCTTGATAAAGATATAAAATTTTAATTTAATAATATATGACAACAAAAATAAAAAAACTAATAAAATATTTATCAACATATGAAGGCAAATTAGAAGTTAAAAAAACACTTTACATATTAAATAAATCTATTGACACTATATGTTTTTATAATTTACATATTTTATATGATGCCAAAAAGCAATTTATAAAGGATCAAATATTTTTTCTACAAACATTTCAGCGTGTTTTTCAAGAAGAATTACCTGTAACAGAATTATATATCAAGCAAACTGAATTAATGTTTTGTTATACAATCGCACAAGAAACGGCATTGTATGGTAATAATTTTAATTTAATGATAGAAAAAAATGATAATTATAATATACCACAAGTTGATTTAGATAAAGGCTTAACATCAATCAGAAATGCTACTTTTTTATTTACTATTCGCGATGATATTGAGAAAAATGGCGAAAGATTTTCTAATGTTATGCCAACATTAATGAAAGAATGTCTATCACTTATAACATCTTATGATAAAACAAAAAAACAAATTCAAGATATGTATAGTAAAATTGACACAGAAATAGATGTTTTTAAGAATACACTTGAAAAAAGCTTTAATTGGATTAATCTTTAAAAAAATGAATAAAATAACATTAAACACACTTATATTAGCAGTATTTATTCATTATGATACAAAAAATATATTATTTATGTTGATTGGATTTTCAATAGCTTGCATATTTGGTTATTGGAAATGTAGAATACTGCCAACAAAAAAAAATATGATGTTTCTTGTATATGCAGTCATACTAGGTCTTTTGTTAAAATTAATATTTTAAATTATATGAATAAAGAAGAATTAAAAGAATTGTATTATAAATTTTACAATGCACCAAAGGGCTTAACAGATAGTTTTGAGTGTGAACAAAAACAAATGCTAAGAAATAATCTATATAAAGTTTTTTATGATAATCTTTTGATTGCAATAAACAAAAAGACTAAAAAAAATCATAAATATCTTTTTGAAGCTATACATTGTTTATTAGATGTTGAATTTTACGAAAGTCTTTACCATAAAGATACAGTTGCAATGAATGTTATTGATAAATTATAGTTATGCCTTTTAATGTGAATGATAATAATAAACAAACTAATTTATTTTAAATATGATAAACAAAATACACAATTGTAATAATATGGAGTTGTTAAAAACAATGCCTGATAATTATGCGTTGGTTTATGGGTTGTAAATAAAAAAAATAAATAGATTTTATGCTTGACTTTTACAAAATAGATTTTATGAATAATAAATTATTACTAATAAAGTTTTTTTATGAAAGAAGTTTGGAAAAAAATTGAAAATATAAGTGTTGATTATTACGAGGTATCAAATTTTGGTAATGTTCGCAGTCTTGATAGAATTATTACATATAAAGACGGATTAAAAGTTCCTTATACTGGAAAAATATTAAAACAAAGTGATAGTTGTGGATATGCAAATATTATAATAGGCAAAGCTGGTAATAAAAAATCAATAAAAGTTCATAAACTTGTAGCAGAGGCTTTTTTGCAAAGAATTGAAGGTAAAAATTGGATTAATCATAAAGATTTTAATAGAAAAAATAATTGTGTAGAAAATCTTGAATGGTGCACACCGCGAGAAAATTTTTTACATACTATGCAAAATGATAGATGGAAACCGTCTTGCCATAAAAATACAAAATCAATGCTTGGTAAATTTGGTGCAGAACATAATCGTTCAAAAGCAGTTATTCAATATGATTTACAGAAAAACGAAATTGCAAGATTTGGTGGAACCCGTGAAGCTGGTAGAATAACTGGTGCAATACCTGAATTAATTGCAAAATGTTGTCGTGGCGAAAGAAATTCTCATAAAAGTTATATTTGGAAATATGCATAATTTTATAAATAAAATACATAATTGCGATAATATGGATTTAATCGCAAAATTACCAAATAATTCAGTATCGGCATTAATAACAGATGTTCCTTACGGATTGCAAGATATAGATGCTTTAAAATTGATTAAAGAAAATGCAAATAATACTCGTGGCTTTATGAATTGTCAGTGGGATGTAATTCCAACAACCAAAATGCTAACAGAATTTAATCGTGTATTAAAAGACGGTGGCTTTTTTGTGACCACATTTACCGCTCGTCAAGATTTACAATGTGTTTTGCAATATAGATTACTGGAAGCTGGTTTTGATATATCATTTTCATCTATAATCTGGAATTATCAAACAGGGTTTCCAAAGGCTGCCAATTTTAGCAAGATTTCGCAAAAACGAAGTGGGGTTGATTTTGAAGATTGTGGCGAATATGAACACTTTGGCAGGCAAAACAGAACAAAACAACCAAACGGAAATCCATTTGATAGAGAGCAAACAGAAACAAAACAAAGAATATTAAAACCAACCACAGACGAAGCCAAATATATGGAAGGCTTGTATAGTTGCCAATTAAAGCCTGCCTACGAGCCTATAATCATAGCACAGAAGCGATATAAAGAAAAATCTAAGATAGACCACATAACAACTTGGTATAACGAAAGAAAAGCATTATTAGACAGTGGTATTGCAGAAGAGGATTTATCATTATATACAAAGAATAGTAGCGGGGCAATTAGTATAGACTTGGCACGAATTCCCATTGAGAATGAAAATGATAAATGGAATTATCCAAATGGAGCAGGTGGCGTATATTCTCACGAATATCAAAAAAACAATAGCAATGCAAAACAATGGAACAGTTTTTCAACAGAAAAAGATAATAAACCAATTGAGGCAAATCAAAACGGAAGATTTCCAGCCACAATTTTGGTGTCAAATAATGCAATGGATGTTCTTAGAACAACAAAAAGTGGTAAAATGGATTCATCAAATACAAGACACACCGATGGTTCACCAAATGATATATATGGTAAATTTAACATTAATCACCCACTAGGAACAACACCGGCAGACCAAGGCGACCTTTCACGATACTTCTCACTGGATGCTTGGGTAAAAAAGAATCAGCCTGAATTATATAAATTATCACAGAAAGCACTTGAATTGCAACACGATACAGAAATCATATATCCATTTTTGAATACTAGCAAGCCATCGCAGGCGGAAGCTAATGCAGGTTTAGATAGTTTTGATAAAGGCGAAGCACCAGCATCTGCACGAAGTCAACCTGCCGAGGGGAGACAAAATGCACTTGGTAAGCCAAGAGCAAACACACACTGCACGAAAAAACCAATATCCCTTTTTAGCTATCTAATCACATTATTTAGTTCAAAAGAAAACGATATAATACTTGACCCTTTCTGTGGTAGCGGTGCAACTTGTATTGCATCTGTTTTGACTAACAGAAAATACATAGGAATCGATATGTCAAAAGAATATTGCGACATCACGGAGGCAAGGGTAAAATACTGGCAAGATTTAAAGAATGCAAAAGTTGATAGTGAGCCTGAGGTTGATAAACAAACTGATTTATTTTAAAATTAAGAAAAATGCTATTTTTTAAGAAACATATATTTTATAAGTTTTATAAGGCTTAAAAAATGCAACATAAGAAATCATAAAAAGATGATAACAGAAAATAACAGATAATAAGAAAAGTTGACAATTATATTTAACAATATTAAGAAATATGATTGTTATAAGAAAAACATAAATATATTGTATAGTGGCAAAATATTCTACCGAAATTATAATGGCTTTGCAAGAACATACAACTGGTGATTTTATTAAATATTTCCCACATCATATTGCAGAGATTAAAATCCTCCGTCCAGATTTAAAAGAATATATGGGCAATGTAGATGATAAGTTATATTGTTATATTAAAAACCAACAATATCAAATTAATAGAAAATTAAACAACAATGAAATAGTTAAAAAAGCTGTTCAAAATAATAAAGAAAAATTAAATGCAATAAAAGAAAAGGCTATACAATCCAATACTGAGAACGAATATATTGAAAATATGATAAATGATATATTTGTTAAATTAGAAACACAGCAAAATAATCAACCTCCACAATCACCAAAAAATAATCAACCTCCACAATCACCAAACAATAATGAATTAGCAGATGATGATAATATAACATTTAATACTGCAAATAATTTAATGAATCGGATTGGTGATAACACCAAAGATATAGGAGATATAAAAAAACAAATACAAGATACAAAAGATACATTTAATAACAATATATTGAATAAACTGGCAGAATGCAATAACGAATTAACAGTCCCAAACAATAAGCTACACATTGACCAAATTAAATATCTTCAAGAGCAAATAAAAGTATTGAGTTCGTTATATAGATTAAATCACAATATAACAATTACAGACAAGATAACTGCAATAAGTGATTTATGCAAAGCCACTAAGTTAAGTGTTGAAAGTTTTGCTATTTTATGCGAAGCTTCTGATAAACAAAGCGAAAGACAGTCTGAGAAAGAAAGAATTAATCAAAATAATAATATTGAAAAACAAATAGAAGGCTATGGACTTGATGAACAAATTGACATATTGCAACAGAATTTAACAAAAGAATTAGATGCAATTTCATATGAACCAAAATAAAGATTTGCTTCAAAAAAAGATATTAATGCTAAAAAGTCAATTAATAGCTGTAAATAAAATAAAAGAATTAAAAATACAAAATGCACGGACAGATTTTAAATCATTTATTGAGTTGATGTTTGGCGAAACAACTGCCAGCTGTAATTTTCAAAAATCATTCCATACTGATGTTTTAATAGCAATATGTCAATTAAAAGCAGATAGAAAATTACTATATAAAAATGTTATTATAACAATTCCACCCGGGCATACTAAAACCCTTATTTGCAATGTTTTATATACGGCTTGGGTATTTGGCAGGTTTCCACAGACAAGATTTATATGTGGCGGTAATAACCAAGATGAGGTAAATAAAAGAAATATGGAGATTAGGGAGCTTATGCAAACAAATATTTATAAAAAAATCTTTCCAAATGTAAAATTGATAAACGAAGAAAAGACTTGGTTGACAACAAATTTTAGAGGCGGTCGCCGTGCCGTTACAACAAATATTGCAATGAGGTTTACTGGTGGAGATGCCGATGAGCTAATCATAGACGACCCGAACGATACAACTACAAGCCAGCATGAATTAGAAAAAACAAATGATTGGTTTCAAAAAAAAGCCAGCCGAAGACTTAGGGTTGGCAAAAGAAATAATGGTTTTTTACTTATACAGCAAAGAGTTGCTCAGGACGATTTAACTGGTTTTATACTAAGGTCAAGCAGAAAAGATTATTTTCATTTAACATTAAAAGCCGAAGACAAAGATGGGTTTAATATTGAGATACCGCTTATTGATGGTAATAAAGTTGTGTTGCAAAAAGAGGCTGGTTATTTGTGGGATATGTTTGCAAAAAGTGGAGATTATGATACTATTAAAAATAATGATGAACAAAACCTTGTTTGGCAGATTCAATATTTAGGTAATGTTGATTGTATAGTTGGCAATCAATTTAAGCGAGAATGGTTGCAAGAAGTAGATAACAATAAAATACAATCCGTTTTAACAAGACCAAACATTTTAACTATAATGTCAATAGATGCCGCCATAAGCGAAAAAACAACTGCCGATTACACTGCAATATTATTTTTTGCTTACGATATTGCCGACGGAACATTATTTTTAATAGATGTTTGTAGAAAAAAAATAGCTTATACAGAATTAGAAAAATTAACTGCTGATTTATGTGTCAAATGGAATCCAAGATTAGTTTTGGTAGAAAACAAGGCAAACGGAAGTCCACTATTAGATAGAATTAATAGAGGACAGTTAATAAATAACAATACAGGCGAGCCGTTAAGATTAGTTGCGAAAGGTATAACGCCAATAAAAAGCAAGATTGAACGAGCACATAATTCTGGTGTTTTGTTGGATGCCAAACGATTTTTCTTGCCAAAGTCTGCCCCGTGGCGAGTTGATTTTGACAGTGAGCTATTACAGTTCCCAAATGGTAAAAACGACGATCAAGTTGATAGTTTTACACAGTGCATCAGGTATATTGAAAGCCTGCGAATGTCTAATGCTAGGGTAAGTATGGTTTAGTGTTGACTATTAAAATAGTATGTTTTATGTTTGATTGTAATTAACAAATAAAAAATATTATGGTTAAACCTTGTAAAAACAGTATTGACGATTATAATGCTTGTAGTGTATCTTTTAACGAATTATCGCCTTTTATTTATTTTATAAATTTTCTGTTTGATTGTGATATTTATAAAAATGATATTACATTTTCTAATGATAATTTAGAATACAAACAAATAATTGATAATCTGTTGCCAATTAAAGAAAAATTATTAAATGATAGTCAATATCTAAAATACAAACAATATGTTATTGATAGAAAAACAATTACAGCCGAGATGTATAACAGTTTTATTAACATATTACAAGAGCCAAACGAAAATAATGTTATCAACTTTTTAAACCAAATTAATAAATAAAACAATGCAAAACAACTTAAAAATTTTTGAATTTAACAACAAAAAAATACGAATTGAAAATATAAACAACGAGGCTTATTTCTGTTCAATTGATATTTGTAATATTTTAGAATATAAAAACCATACAAAAGCAATACAAGATAATTGCGACCAAGATGGATTAACTGCGGGCTATATCATAGATACAATTGGTAGACAACAAAAGACAACATTTCTTAACGAAGCAAATCTATACAGATTGATAATGAAGTCAACTATGCCAAAAGCAAAAGCATTTCAAGACTGGGTTTGTAAAGATGTATTGCCACAAATTCGCAAGACTGGTTCATACAATGCAATTCAACAACCACAACTGCCAACAACATATATTGAAGCCTTAAAAGCCCTTGTTGTTGCCGAAGAGTTATTAGAAAAACAAGCCCCACAGATTGAAAAATATAATCAATTGCATAATATTGAAGGCAATTTTAGTTTGCAAGATGCAATGAAAATGTTGCATTTAAAACCAAACAAAGCTATTGATAGATTATGCAAATTAAAATATATATACAATAACAACGGTAAATACAATTCATATCAAAAATATATCGATAATGGTTTATTTACAACAAAAACAATATTGAATGATAATATTGCATATGGCATATATATCACTGCCAAAGGCTTAGCATATTTTAGAGAGATTTTGCATAAATTTCACGATTGTAGTGTTGATGAATATAAATACAATCCATATTTAACTGCCAAACAGAATGAAAATAGTAGATTAGCTTTTGAAAAATTAAATAATAATTTATAAATATATGTCAATAAACTTCCCAGCACAATTAACAGAGTTTATCAATATAGATGAGCTTGTATTAGACAAACATAATGCAAAAATACATACTGAGCCTGATTTAGAAAAATTAGCACGGATTATTGAAACCGAGGGTTTTAACGAACCTATAACAATTGGCACGGTAAAAAATGCTGACCCAGTTGTTATTTGTGGGAATGGTAGAGTTGAAGCTATGAAAATGCTAGGTGCTACACAAATTCCATTTGTTAAAAAAGACTTCCGCACGGATGCCAGCAGGATTGCCTACGGATTGAAAAATAATGCAATACAACAAGAGACTGGGTTTAATGCTTTGCAATATCAAAAAAATGTTGAATTGATTGCAGTAGATGAAGTTGAGTTGGCAGAATTTGAAACTTACGAATTTAAAGCATTGGAGGTTGGCAAGATTGAAAAACTAAACAATGTTTTGAATGATGTTGAATTGATTGATAATAGTGGGGAACAAACAGAATTAAAAAATACAAACGAAGAGATTAATATTGATAATATTGACACCAGTGAATGCAAAATTATTTTTAAATTTGATGCTTTAATGTATGAAAGTGTCAATAGCAGAATGAATAAAATAAAAGCAGACAACAATTTTTCAACAAACGAAGTTTTATTACTTGAATTATTAGAAAATTATGGATCATAAATTTCCCTACAATTGGCATTTAAAAGATAGTTATCCTGCAAAAAATATTGAAAAACATAATTTAAAAGTATTTGGCACTTTTATTTGCGGAGGTGGCTCAACAATGGGCTATAAATTGGCAGGATTTAATCATTTAGGTGGTGTTGAGATAGATAAACAAATTGCACCAATTTATAAATTAAATCATAACCCAAAATATCTTTACAACGAAGACATAAGAGATTTTAGAATAAGAAATGATTTACCGCAAGAACTTTTTGAATTAGATATTTTAGACGGAAGCCCGCCGTGTAGTGTATTTTCTATGGCAGGTAAAAGAGAAGAAGGCTGGGGTGTTGAAAAAACATTTAAAGAAGGGCAAGCAAAACAATCATTAGATGATTTATTTTTTGAATATATTGCATTAGCTAAAAGATTGCAACCAAAAATAGTAATTGCAGAAAATGTAAAAGGAATGTTGGTTGGCAATGCAAAAATCTATTGTAAAAAAATAAAAGATGCTTTTATAGATGCTGGCTATGAAGTGCAATTATTTTTATTAAATGCTGCGACAATGGGGGTTCCGCAAAGGAGGGAGAGGGTGTTTTTTATTGCAAAAAGAAAAGATTTGCAGTTGCCAGAGTTAAAGTTGAGTTTTAATGAAAAACCTATTTTATTTAAAGAAATTTTTGATAATAAAATTATAACAGGTAAATTAGAGCCAAAACAATTATTGTTATGGAATAAAAAAATTCCTAGTGATAAATCTTTGGCTGATATTTGTATGCGAGTAGAAAATAAAAACAATTATTTTAGCCATTGCCTTATTAAGCAATCAGGAATATTGCCAACCTTAACAGCACATAGTAGTGTTCAACATGTTTTATATGATTACCCTAGACATTTAACTAATAGAGAATTTTTATTAGCTGGCTCATATCCGTTAGATTATAATTTTGGCAATTTAAATGCAGGATATTTAATTGGTATGTCAGTTCCGCCTGTGATGATAGCGCAAATATCACATCAAATATATTTACAATATTTTAAAAAATAGTATATGAATATCTACGAGCTTTTATCATTATTTGCTTCCATAATCTGTTTTATTGCCAACTACTTATTGCATTCAGCAAAAATCAATACAAAACAGTATGCTATGCTAACATTATGCACTTCGGTTTTGTTTTTGATATCAGCATTTGGCTTTTTTAACAAAGGTGCTATTGTTAGTGAAGTTATGTGGCTTGGATTGTCAATATATGGAATTGTTAAAAAATCATAATTTTAACTACAATTAAACCCCCACCGATAAAAAGATTAACTACAATTAAAATAGTTGTTGACAATTAAAATTTGGTTGTTATATTTAATATAAGCAATTCATTTTGCATTAATTTAATCTTTTTTACTATGAAGCTAATTATAGAACATGCTGTCTTATTTGACACCGTTAAATCTACTTCTTATGCTATGTCAAAACAAGGAGAACGAAGCAATTTGCAATCTATGTTTTTTGATTTTAATAATCGAGAGGCAAAAATTATTGCAACAGATGGCAATAGATTAGTTTTGAACACAATCACTAACACTGATTATTATAATTTAGAAAATAATAACGATGTAAAGTTTTTGTTGAACAGAATTGATGTTAATCATTTGATTGCTTTCTTGAAAAATAACTTGCAAAAAAAAATGGTTTTGCAAGTTGTTAATATAGAAATTGCAGGTATAACAATTACTTTTGAATTGAATGGCAACAAAGCTATTTATAATTTGATGGATGCAGACACATTTCCTAATTACACAAGAGTAATTCCTTTGCATAAATATGATACTTTACCAAACAATGTTTTATTGAATGCAAATTATCTTGCAAATTGTAGCAAAATATTTGAAAAATGCAACTCGGTTGAGTTTTTACTAAATACACCATCAGGGGCATTATCAATGGCACCAGTTTCTATTAAATCATCACATATATTATTTAATATAGATGTTGTATATGTAATTATGCCTATGAGTAAATAAGACAATGTCCTAGGATTATTTTTAATTCTAGGACATTTTAATTTAATTTGCAATAATTATGAACGAACAAGATAAAAAAACATACCGTATATTACTAAAATTAAGTTTAGTCTGGGGCAACATAACAAGGGGGACATATAATGTTGAGATGTGCAATTTAAAGCATAATAAGAAAATATTACGAGGCTTGAATAAAACTGCCTTTGATTTTGTTAGATTATGTCAAGATGGCACGACTGGTAAAAGTTTATATGATATAACGGAAGTTATGCAAAAGATTGATAATATTAAAAATAATTTAAAATAATTATGATAACAGAAACATTAATGCAAGAAAGAACAATAGCAATAAATGAATATTGTTTTTTGTTAAAATATTATTATGATGGATGTAGTTTTAAAGTAAAAGTTTGGCAAGAGCAAACAGAAAACATAGATATAAATAAACCATATATTACATTTCATTTGCGATTTACAGGTGATTGTGTTCATAATATGATTAATCTTTTAGATCATTTTTGCGATAAAAAAGAAATGTTGACATTATTTAAATTATATGAATATATCGCAAACAGTGTTCCGTGGGACGATTTCTTGAGTGATGATGAGCTAATACAATATTGCAAAAAAGAATACAACTTTGATATAAACAATTTAAAATAATTATGATAAAATTTATAAACAAAATAAAGATTGCTTTTCTTGAAAAACAAGAACTGCTAAGCGAAATAAAAAAATTAAGGCAACTTGCTAAGCATTTACATAATATGCTAACAGATAAGCAAATTTTAGATTTACATCTATGTATAGACGAAGAAAGTTATTTATCAAATTTTGATAGTATGCACAAAATTGATACAACTGGCACTGTATTTACTCATATAAAAGATAATGAAAATCGTCGTTCATTTGGCACTGTTTTTTTGTATGTGGTGCTTGAAAATGTTAATCGAGAATGCGGAGAAAAATATTGTGTTAAAATAGGTGATTTATCTTATAGCTTTTCTTGTTATTTTTATACAGAAACAAAAGCAAACGAATATATGAAAAGAGTTAAAAAATTGTGTAATATAATTTAAAATCATAATTGATTATTATAAAATAACATTTATCTATTATATAGATAAACTTAAAATGAATGTTTGGCATAGCAAATTTTATTAAAAAAAGTTGGGGCGGAACACCTGATTCACCTCAACAAACAAGAAGCTATACAAACCTATTTAATAATCTTTTTGGTATAAAACATACTGATAATTTTCTAATAAATCAAAAGATTTTAGTAAAAGAAACAAGATATAATATAGCAAAAAACCATGCAATAGTCTCAAAAGCATTTGATATTATTTTAAATCATACATCAAATGTAGACATTGTTTTAAAACAAAGGGTTGGCAACGAAATAAATGTTATAACAAAGCATCCAGTCGTTGATTTACTAAACAATCCAAACGGTTTATATGATAAAACAGAAATAGATTTTATCAAAAAGCTATTGTTTGAATATATGGTAAATGGAGAATATTATATATTATATGATGAAGTTTCGGAAATTTTAGAAGTTATAGAATCAACAAATATTGCACCAAAAGATTTTAAAAACAATAATTCATTTGTAACAGAATATGTTATTACAAATTATGCAACAAGAAATTATGATACAAGAAATACAAATACAGATACAACACAACTTAATTTTAAATATAATCCCGTAGAGCAATATTATGAATCTTGTATGCAATATGATAAATTATATAAAAAAGATGGTATAACACCATTGCCGTGCTATAAATTATTTGTTTTTCAAGATATACAAAATAGATATTTAGATAATCAATATAGAAAATCTAAAATCTCGCAAAATATTCATAATATTACTACTTATGAAAATGTGCAAAATGCTTTGTTTTATATTTCATCAAAAGCAATAAATAATAGTGTTTTGACAGTCAATCATAAAAATGGAAATAATGGCGACATTATATTGAATGAAAAAGCTATTAATGATTCTAAAGTAGAATTGTCAAGGATAATAAATTCAACATCAAATTCTGGAAGTATTACAACTATGGAAAATGTAAATGCCGATTTTAATATTTCACCATTGAATAAATTAGAATACGATCAATTTGAAATGTTGTTAAATGATATTGAAAAAAAATTAATGTTAGGTCTTGGCATACCGTTAAAAATGATTGAAGCTTCAAAAGATAGTAATACATCTGGTGATATGTTAAATATAACTAATATGCAGTTGTATAAAGAACAGATTTTACCAATGTTAAATAAAATTTTACAACATCTAGGTGGCTTTTTATTTAATGTATTTGATGTTGAAGATAAGGGTTATTTTTTAGATGTTGATTTAAGTTCGATACAAGAATATAAACAAGCGGAAGCTGATGTTAGCATAAATTTATTTAAAAATAATGTAATTACAAGAAACGAAGCTAGGGCAAAAATTGGATTACCGCCACTTGACAACGACAGCGGGGAGGCTTTCTTTAATGCAAATTCATTGCAACAACAAAACTCGCAAGATAATCTATTATAGATAAATGAATCAGCAAGAGGCAAATAAAATAGCATTGTCAATCTATAACAAAAAACAACCAATTATAAAATATATCAAAAAAGAGTTTGCTAAATTATATAATGGAGTTGGCAACGATATGTCAAAACTTATTGCAAACAATACATTTATTGCCAAACAAGATATTATAAACAATTACAAGCCTGATATAACCTCAATTATTAGAATGGCTTATAGGATGACGGCTGAAAAATTTGATAACAATATTCGTAGCCAACTCAACACAGATAATACAGTTCAAAAAGCAAAAATTGATTTTGAAAATTCTGTTAATGCAAAAATTGACCACGATATTACATTGTTTATAAACAACAAATCAGAAAAACAAGCTAATTATATTGCAGATACACTGGCAACAAAAATATTATTTCATAAAGACAATTCTTATAGTGATTTTGACAAGCATATTGACAATCTAAACAACACAATTACTAATTTGACACAAAACAGACTATTAACAAATAATAATGCTAAAATACAAGATTTATCAAAACAGATAACAACTGCGCAGCAAGAAATAGAAAAATACAAAAATGCAAAACAAAATTACATAGCAAAGTTTTTTCAAAGAAAATTTGTTGAAAATGTTGTCAACCAAATGTCAAATTTAGATGCTGAGCAGGAGGTAAATTATGCAGAAAGCAGTGTTCGTGATATTGAAGCTAATCAATTGTCAAAAAGCAACGAAGTTATTAGTAGCGGTATTTATGCAGGTTATAAAGTATCACAGATATTATATAAACAATGGAATTCTGCATTAGATAATAAAA